TTTGATTCAGAAACGATTTTAAAAGAAATTAAGCTAGCCAAAAAAGACTTGTTTTCATATTATTTTGAAGATAAGCACTAATATAAAGTCAAGCAACTTTTAATGTTTTCCGTTGCTTGACTTTTTTTTGGTCTAGTGTATACCCACCTCATGAACTATTCACAGCAATTATTAATTATAAAAAATTTAATACCTAATACAGATGTAGATACAAGAATAGATTGTCCATTCTGTCATAATACAAATACTCTCACAATAAAAAAGAATAACGCAGATTTAATGTGGTATTGTTTTCATGCGTCCTGTTCAGCTAAAGGCAAACATCAAGCAGAAGTTACAATGCAACAGGTATACGAAACCGTAGTAACCAAAAGAAAAGAAAAGGAAAAGCCATTTGTACTTCCATCTAGTTTTATATCAATACATTCAGAGCCAAAGTGTGTAGAATACCTAAAGAAAAATAATTGTATCAAAGCCAAAGAAAAAGGAAAAGTAAGTTTTATGTATGATGTAAAGCAACATAGAATAGTCTTTCTAATCAAAGAAAAGGAAAAGCTACGAGGTGCGATAGGCAGAGGGTTAAATTCTAAAGTATATCCTAAATGGTATATTTATGGAGACAAATCGTATCCTTTTATTTGTGGAAACAAAGACAAGGCAATCCTGGTTGAGGATTGTGCCAGTGCGTGTGCTGTATCACATTTGTATTCTGGTGTCGCATTAATGGGTACAAGTTTACCAGATACTTTCATTCCTGTTATTAGAAAAAAATACAAGGAAGTTATAGTTGCACTTGACAGAGATGCAACAACTAAGGCGTTTGACATAAGTAATAAGCTAAGATATTATATGCCTACAAAAGTAAAGATGCTTCAAGATGATTTGAAGTATTTTAATGAACAAGAAATAGAAAGCGTGTTACAATGACAAAAGAAAAAGAAATACTTTATGTAGAAAAGAAAAACATTTATGGCAATGAGTTAGTTTATCCTGTGTGTGAAAAATCAAAAAGATTTGCAATACTTACAGGCCAAAAAACTTTATCTGATGGTGCAATATTTCAGATTAAAAGATTAGGCTACTCTGTTATGGAATATATAAATAGAGAGCTATAATGAAACAAATGTTTTCTGAACAATTAATTACTTTGATGTCAGAATTTATTTATGGCAAAATAAAAGGAAAGCCAATAACAGAAGCAAATGTAAGAAAAAGTATTAGAGCTTTTGAAAACATGTGGCTGACATCTGTTAGGGAGATAAAAAAGAATGACAAAAGAAAAGTTTAAGTGGCCAGATTATTACAATTATTCTAAGCCAGAGTTTATGAATAAAAAAGAAAAAAAAGAAAAGGAATGCATGATGTGCAGTAGAGATTTTATGAGTGAGGGTAATCATAATCGCATATGTGATAGTTGTAAGTTATCTTATGATTGGAAGTATGGTAATGATTATGGTTTTGTAAGATGAAAAAAACATTACGTAAAAAAATAGTTGACGAATATGAAAAACTTATTAAGAAAGCTATGCGTGACCCAAAAAATGCAAAGGAGTATGCAGTGCGTGTTCGTTTACATAGGGTTGAAACTATATTAAGAGTTAGGTATGATTACATGCCATGGGTAAGGTAAAGCGACATTATGGAAAAAGAATTAATTAAATTATTATTAAATAAAAACTTTTATAATAAAAATAAAAGCAAATTAACAAAAGAGTTTTTTACAAATGGAACAGGCACTTTGTATGAAACAATTCAAAGTGCACATGAGGACTCTGACCAGGATTTAAGTATTGGGGAAGTTTCTACTTTACATTTAGAAGTTTATAATCCTGCATTAACTAGGGCATCAAAAGAAAACTTTAATGTTTTAATTGATGAAATAAAAAATACAGAATTGCCAAATGAAAAGATAGCACAGAATATTATTCGTGCTTTGTTTAAAAGGCGTATAGCAGAAAAGGTAGCTGTTCTTGCTAACGAAATATATAATGGTAGTGATACAGATTTTACAGAAATTAAAAAACAATTAGATGTTACATTTGACGAAGTAAATGAATATCAATATGTTACAGGTAATATTGCAGATTTAATTGACCAATTAAAAGATAATACAAAGTGGAAATTTAATTTAGAACCGCTTCGTGACAAAGTTCATGGCGTTGGTGAGGGCAATCTTGTAATTATTTTTGCACGACCAGAGGCAGGTAAGACTGCATTCTGGGTAAATTTAGTCTCGGGAGTTGACGGATTTGCATCTCAAGGTGCTAAAGTTTGTGCACTTATTAACGAAGAGCCTGCAATTCGTACACAAATGAGACTAATTAATGCTTACACAGGCATGACATTTGATGAAATTAGGGCAGACAGCCAAGAAGCTAATAAAAAATGGGCCGAAGTGAGACAAAATATTAAAATACTTGATACTGTTGATTGGTCTCTTGATGATGTCGATGAGTTCGTGCAAAAAGAAAATCCAGATATTTTAATTGTAGACCAACTAGATAAAGTAAATGTAAAAGGTTCTTTTGCACGTACAGATGAGAAACTTCGTGCTATTTATACAGGTGCAAGAGAGATTGCAAAAAGAAATA